GCTTTGAAGGCAGAACTTCCACCTACAAAGTGGAATGCCCAATATCAGCAAAATCCCACGTCTGAGGAAGGGGCGCTCATCAAGCGTGAGTGGTGGAGAGAGTGGGATAGACCCAACCCACCCCCCTGTGAGATCATATTGCAGTCTTGGGACACCGCATTCCTCAAGACACAGAGATCTGACTATAGTGCTTGCACCACATGGGGGGTATTTTACCACCCTGATGATACGGGGCGCAGTCAACCTAATCTAATTATGCTTGACGCCTACAAGGAAAAGCTTGAGTTCCCAGATCTAAAACGTGCTGCTTATGAAAAGTATATGGAGTATGAACCAGATCAAATGATCGTGGAGAAGAAAGCTTCTGGTGCCCCATTGATATTTGAACTGAGGGCAATGGGTATCCCAGTTACAGAGTTCACTCCTTCTCGCGGGCAGGATAAAATTGCTAGGGCAAACGCTGTGACTGATCTGTTTGCCAGTGGATCTATATGGCACCCACCCACCCAGTGGGCACATGAGGTTATTGAAGAGTGTGCTGCCTTCCCGTCAGGAGAGCATGATGACTATGTGGATTCCACCACTCAAGCACTACTGAGGTTTAGGCAGGGCGGTTGGGTTAAGGCTGAGTCAGATGATTGGGACGATGAGCCTAAGTATCAGCGTCCTGTAGAGTATTATTAAAAGTTCTATTGAACTAAATATCTATGTTTATCTTGGTTCCTTGGGGTCGATCTGCATTTGTTTTTCGACCAAAGCGATCATAAGCTTCTCCCAAGTCAAACCTTTGCTTTGCTAACGCTTCTAGGTGACTGTGATTGGCCCTGTGTTCCTTCTCCACTCTTTGCTCAGCAAGGTGAGCTTCTATTCGCTCACGACTTTGAGTCTGTTGGTGGATATCCGACTGAATGTTGAATGGGGCTGACCCCACGCCACTTAGACCGTCACTCATAGTCTACCCTGCTTTGCCAAGATTATTACAACCGTTATGCCAATCATTATTGAAACAATAATCGTGGAGCCACCGTAAACGATAATACGTTCAATCCGCTTTGCTTTACGCTTTTTCTCAGCCTCAAGCTTTGCCTTGCGATCTTTTCTTGCCTGTACCCGTATAGCTTGCAGTTCTCCCCACGCACTGAAGCCTCTGGTTGCAATGACGATCTGGCGAAGCTCTTCCTCAGCGTCCTTGGCCTTTTGTAAGTTCACAAAAGTCTCCATCGCATTTTCATCAGAACCTGAAAACAAACTGTTTTTCTTTTTTTCATGGGCAGCGCGTAACTCATCTACTCCGTCGAAGAACTCACCAATTTGCTTAGTGACATTTACCAATTCCTTGCCTGCGGATACGGCAGATTTCACAGCCGCAAGCGCCGTAAATGGGTCAATCATGTCTTTCTCCCCCTGCCAACAACGATGTACGGTGGACAGAAGTGCTTCCAAGGAACTCTTACCTTGGCTGGGTATTGGTAATAAAACTGCGAAACTTCTCTAGGGCACCTATACTCACAGGTCTGGTGCAGACCTATAGTCGGGCTTTGACTAGCTAATACCGCTGTTAGGGCGCATATAAACATATCTCATGCCTATCTCCCCCTATTTCTCTGCAAGTTTGTCTATCTTGCCTTCAAGCCTAACGAGGTGATCAACAACTCTCCCAAGTTCCCCCGCATGTTCTTCCCTCTTTATATAATTCTCTCTTGTCATGTTCAAAAGAATATTTAGGCGCTTTACTTCAGATGCAATTTGATTGGCCCACCACCCTATGGGTAGAACCACAAAAGTTAATACGATGTTCCAAATCAACATGTTATCCATGATTTTTTAATACAGTAATATAATATTTGTTTCAACAGCCTGTCTAAGTTAAAGGATAATTATGGGTGCATCTCCCAGTGCCCTAGTCGGGGTGTGGTGGCTTCCCCCAAGTTGCCCACCTCGACACTAGACCGCACAATAATATTTTGATAACGTCCACATACACAAGCTGAAGGTGATTCATGGCTATAGAAAAACCAATGGTTCCTTCTGATGTAGAGATTGAAGAAAATCCATCTGAAGAAGAGCTTACTGTTGAGATCGTAAATCCAGACTCCATTTCTATGGAAACAGAGGATGGTGGAGTTGTCATTGATTTCGAGGGCAGTCTTTCTGAAGACTTAATGGGTCCAGATCATGATTCTAATTTGGCTGAGTTTATAGAGGAATCAGAACTTGAATCTATGGCATCTGAGCTTGTTAGTGATTTTGAGTCTGACCGTGAGTCACGCTCTGATTGGGCTAGGGCTTATGTAAAGGGTTTAGATTTACTTGGTATGAAGATTGAAGACAGACAGCAGCCGTGGGCTGGAGCGTCTGGTGTATTCCATCCTGTGCTAACAGAATCCGTTGTTAGGTTTCAAGCGCAAGCAATGGGTGAACTGTTTCCTGCGAGTGGCCCCGTTAAATCAAAAATTATGGGGAAGATGACCCCAGAAAAAGCTGATCAAGCTGATCGTGTTCAAAATGAAATGAACTATCTTCTTACAGAAGAGATGACAGAATATCGTGATGAGCTAGAGCAAATGCTTTTTAAGCTTCCTTTGGCTGGATCTGCATTTAAGAAAGTTTACTATGATCCACTAATGGACAGGCCTTGCGCTGTATTTGTTCCATCTGAAGAGTTTGTTGTATCTTATGGAGCAACAGACTTAATGACGTGCCCACGATACACGCATGTCATGAAGAAAAGCGAAAACGAAATAAGAGAACTTCAAGTTGCTGGTTTCTATCGTGACGTAGAATTACCCGCACCATCTCCAGACTTTTCTGATATCCAAGAGAAGTATGATGAGTTGGATGGGGAGAGTGCAGTAATTGAAGATGATGACCGTCACACAATACTTGAAATGCATGTAACAATTAACATGCCAGATGAGTTTGATGACCCAGATGGTATTGCTCGTCCATATGTTGTGACGATTGATAAGTCATCAAGAGAAATTTTATCCATAAGAAAGAACTGGTACGAGGATGATCAGAGGAAAAAGAAGCGTTTACACTTCGTTCACTACCGCTATCTGCCGGGCTTGGGTTTCTATGGAACGGGTCTCATACACCTTATTGGTGGACTTGCTAAGTCGGCTACATCCATCCTTCGTCAGTTGGTGGATGCTGGCACACTGTCGAATTTGCCAGCGGGTCTTAAAGCTCGCGGTCTTCGTATTAAGGGGGATGACACTCCTCTTATGCCGGGTGAATTTAGGGATGTGGACGTACCGGGCGGTGCCATCCGTGACTCGATTACGTTTATCCCTTACAAAGAGCCATCAAGCGTATTGTACTCTTTACTTGGAAATATTGTCGAAGAGGGACGCCGCATTGGCTCAGTCGCAGACATCCAAGTAGGAGACACTAACGCACAGGCACCCGTGGGTACAACTCTTGCCCTCATGGAGCGTTCAATGAAGGTGATGTCTGGTGTACAGGCTCGCCTTCATGCAGCCATGAAAAAAGAGTTACGACTTCTTGCTAGGATTGTTCATGACTATATGCCTGAAGAGTATGCCTATGAGGTTGATGGAGACTTCAGCAGGACGGATGACTTTGACAAGCGCATAGATGTTATACCAGTCTCAGATCCCAATGCCGCTACGATGTCTCAAAGAATCATGCAGTATCAAGCTGCATTACAATTGGCGCAGCAAGCGCCGCAGCTATATGACATGGGTAAACTCCACAGGCAAATGCTTGAGGTTCTTGGCATTCAAGATGCTGATGATCTCATCAAACTTCCTGATGATATCAAACCTGCCGATCCTGTAACTGAGAACATGATGATCTTGAAACAGGAGCCAGTTAAAGCGTTTAAGTATCAGGATCATGAAGCACATCTAGCAGTTCACATGGCTGCTGCTCAAGATCCCAAACTGGCCCAGATGATAGGACAGTCTCCATTTGCTCAAGTAATACAGCAGGCAATGGCTGCACATATTACAGAGCATGTTGCATTCCAGTATCGTAGGGAAATGGAAAAAATGCTTGGTGTCGAGTTGCCAAGTGAAGATCAGAACCTTCCTGAAGATGTAGAGGTTGAGATCTCTAGGCTTGCTAAAGATGCAGCAGAAAAGCTTCTCAAAAAAGATCAAGCTGAAGCTGCCCAAGAACAAGCACAACAGCAACAGCAAGATCCTATTGTTCAAATGCAGCAGCAAGAATTGCAACTGAAGACACAAGAACTTCAACATAAGATGCAACTAGACACAGCTAAACTTCAGCTTGAGGCTGAGAAGATTAAAGCCACTAATCAAAGAGAGGGGGCCAAGCTGGGGGTTAAGTTGGCTACTGATCTTGATAACTCTCAGCGAGCGGATCAGCAAGCTGGGGCAAAACTTGGTGTTGAATTAGCAAAGGAGCTAGGTAAGGGAGATGGATGATACAGTTATTGCGCTTATGAAGCGTAGTATCTCCGATTATAAGGTTGAAATAGAACAGTTCTTGGCAGGGGGCCAAGCGCAAACTATGGATGACTACAGCAGACTTGTTGGGAGATATGAAGCTTTAAAGCTACTAGAGTCTGATTTACAAGAAATAGAAAAAAGATTTATTGAACAATAAGTTCAATTGAACTATTTCTACATATGGGGGCTTCGTGGGGTAATCCGCGCACGGTTTCTGTGAACCTAATCACTGCAAGGTATATAAAATGTATGCAGACACTAAAATAACTGAGGAAAAAGTAGCGACTCAGTTACCTGAACCTAAAGGCTACAAGGTTCTTATTAGCACCGTTGAGGTTAATGAGAAGACTGAGGGTGGCGTCTATATGCCAGATGGCCTCAGACAAGCAGAAGAAACAGCATCTATTATTGGTTTTGTTATAAAGACTGGGCCAGATGCATATTCTGATAAGGAAAGATTCCCAAATGGAGCCTACTGTAAAGAGGGTGACTTTGTAATCTTTAGATCCTACTCAGGAACCAGATTTAAAATACATGGCAAAGAGTTTCGATTAGTGAATGATGACACTGTTGAGGCCGTTGTTGAAGATCCAAGGGGGTACACACGGGCATGAGTAATTTAGCTTCAGAACCTGAAATGATGGAAGATGTTGGAAACGAATCACCTGAAACACAAGATGTTGTATCTGATGATAAGTTTGAGATTGAAATTGTAGACGATACTCCAGAAGAAGATCGTGGTAGGCCTCGTAAAGCTGAAGATGCTGCTCCTGAAACCTTCGATGATGATGAGCTAGATAAGTATTCTGAAGGCGTTCAGAAGCGTTTCAAGAAAATGACCTATGAGGCCAATGAGCAACGTAGGAACAAAGAGGAAGCTATTAGACTTCGTGAAGAAGCTTTGAAGTATGCTGAGTCTATCAAGGCTGAGAATGAACGCCTTAGAAAAACTCTTGAACAAGGAGAGGAAACTCTTGTTTCTCAAGCCAAAGGTCGTGTTCAAGCTGAGTTAGACAGAGCAAAGATAGCATATAAAGAAGCTATTGATGCTGGGGATTCTGATTTAATTCTTGAAGCGAATGACAAGGTTACTTCTTTGAGAATAGAGGCTGACAAGATAGCCAACTATAAACCTCAAAAGAGACCTGCTCCTCAACCTCAGCCTCAATACCAACAACAGGCACCTGCCAAACCGCAAGTTGATCCACGCGCTTTGGAGTGGGGTAAGAAAAATACTTGGTTTGAGAATCCTGAAACTCCTGAAATGACGGGCTATGCATATGGTGTGCATCAAAAGCTTGTACAATCAGGGATTGATCCAAATACAGATCAGTATTATACAGAAATTGACAAGGCTATGAGACAGGTCTTTCCAGATAAGTTTGACGATGGGCAAGTAGAGGTACAAGCACCCCAACGTCAAGGTGGCCCCGTGGTTGCTGCACCGTCGAGAACGACGAAAAAATCACGCACAGTGCGACTTACCTCAACGCAAGCCTCTCTCGCCAAGCGGCTTGGACTCTCAAATGAGCAATATGCGGCGCAATTAATGAAGGATCAATCCAAATGACGAACAGATCTCCACGCACAACAGAGACCCGCGATGCGGGCAAACGTAAAGCGTCATGGACTAGACCGACAATGTTACCTTCCCCAGAGCCACGCGATGGTATTACCTTCCGCTGGATCCGCACATCTACATTGGGAAATACGGATAACACTAACGTCTCTTCCAGATTTCGTGAGGGATGGACGCCAGTTCGTAAAGAGGATCATCCAGACCTTCACATTGTGTCTGATATAGATTCAAGATTCCAAGACGGTATTGAGGTAGGGGGTTTACTGTTATGTCAACTTGCTACTGAACAGGTCGAGGCTAGGGTTGAAGCACAGCTACAGGCGGCTCAAAGCCAAATGGATGCTGTCGATAACTCGTATCTAAAACAATCAGACCCTCGTATGCCCGTTCTAAATCCAGAGCGGAGTACACGATCTTCATTTGGCAAGTAACCCCTTTGGGGAGCTTGTCGTAACTTAAACTCTAGGAGTATGAGAAAATGGCTACTACAGCAGCTCCCTACGGCTTAAAACCTGTGCGTCGCGCAGATGGAATGCCGTATGCTGGTGCGACTAATCAGTATCTCATTGACCCCGCTGGAGAAGCAACAAACCTGTTTTACGGGCAAGTTGTTATCATCGGGGCTGATGGCTACATCGCACTCGCAACTGGTTCAGGTGCAGACCTGACATCTAACAGCATCTCAGGAACAACAGGCGTTGGTGGTATCGGCGTTTTTGTTGGTTGTGAGTATGTAAATTCTTCAGGCCAACGTGTTCA